GGGAACCCGCCCATAAGAGGAAGCGCTCGCCTGTCGCTTCCAATATGCCCGGTAGTATCTTACGGCGCTTTTTGTTTGTCAACAGTGTATTTATATTTGGTGTGCCCACTGTCACTCTCTTACTCGTGTCTCGTCTCCGTCGCTTCTGCGCGGGAGAATGTGGCAGAAGGGAGAACGCCCGGCAATGGGAGGGGAGGGTGCCGGGCGCTCAACTGGTTCTAGCCGCCGTTACGTGCTCTCAGCGCGGCCGCGATTCTTTCTGCTCCTGTGGTGTATGTTGCCGCATTGCTTCCACCGGACTTGCCCGGAGCACCGCCGCCCTGACTTCCAGAGCCGCCGCCTTTGGGTTTGCACAGATGTGGTCGCGAGGCCAGAAATTCCTTCATTACGTGTGCCGGCGATGCTGCCGACCCGTTGTCAGTCAGGACAACCTGCCCGTCGCCGCCAATAATTTCAACGTCGCCGTTGTCATTGACGCCGAACTTATAGCTCGAACGAATAAGTGTCACGGCCTCTTGTGCATTGACGGCTTCTTCGCTTGAACCTAGAAGCACGTTGTCAATTACTTGCTGCTCATAACGTGTCTTCCATGTGTCGCCAAGCTTCTGTGATTGCTCAAGCTGGGCAGCCGTTCGGCGCTCGTGTTCAGCAAGGAGTTCGTCGTACTTGCCCTTGTCCGCAAGCTGCTTGTTGTTCGCTTCCTGTTCTGCCTGTACAAGCGTCTGGTATTTGTCCACGTCGATACCTTCGAGCTTGTCTTCCATCTCTCGCAGCCTGCGGCGATAGTTGCCTGCTTCCGTGCGCGTAGCACGCAGGTCTTTCCGCAACCGCTCCGTGTCGTCGCTGGTTCCGCCGGTGTCACCTGTTCCTGCGTCACCCGTTCCTGCTGCCCCGCCTGCGCCAGTACCAGTGTCGTCGTCGCCTGCGCCAGTATCGCCGTCGCCGTCAGCGCCGCCAGCAATATATGGTACTAGGTCGCCGTCCGGCATACGCCAGTAACGACCCTCCCGTACCGGGATAGTATTCATTTCAACTTCCATCGTTGTTCTCCTTTCTCGATATATTCCCTTCCATCAGGGCGTGCTCTATATTCAGCGCGTACGCAGAATCTCTTTGGACAGCCCGACCTTAATCGAGGCTGCAAACTTGTTTGTGACTATACGGCGTTCTCTGTCACTGAGGCCAATAAACGGGCGGGCGGGCATGGGCCGATTACGTCGGCCTTGATTGAGTATGTTCGCCAATCCTTTGTGTCGCGATACGCCAATCGTTACCGTGGCCTTTGCGCCCTTTTGTGCGCTGGCCCAGTACCGCAACGAGTTGAGCATGCTGCCGGATAAATACAGGTTGGCTTTCGGCGGACTGACGGAACCAGTCGGTACTGGTTTAACGTCCGGCCCCAGTGCCTTCTTGCCTCTGGCACTGCGGGAGGCAGACGCGCCGACGGCCCTTGCCTTACGTGCTGCATAGGAAGAATTCTTGGCGAGCGTGTCGGGCCGTGCCGCAAGCATGCGCGTAGTTGTCCCTGTGCCAGAAGCATTGGAACCACGCCGGGGACGCGCGGCCTCACCGCGCTTCACAGAGTCCTTGGTACTCAGTGGCGCGAAGGGCTGTCCGTATATGTCCCGTCCGCCGAGCGTGCGCTTACGGATTGTGTCCACCATATACTGCCCAATGTTCTTGAAGGGCGCGCTATTGCCTCTGATATTCTCGACGTACAGTCGCATGGCCTCCAGCTTCCGATTGGTCTTGGCAATGCTTTTCGGGTCTATGTGGAACTGAAACAGCGGCGGGTGCTTTATGGCCCCGCGCCGGGTAGTCACGGTAGGCGCCGGGATATCTGCGCGGGGCGGGAATTGTGCCCTCAGTCCCGGCAGGGTTCTTACGTCCCGAACATTGTCCCCGGAGAAATTAAAATTAAATAGCGATGCCATGGACTACGGGCGAACCCCGGAACTCGCCGCTGGGGAGCCTGCGTTTGCTGATGCTCCGTCCTCAATGCTCTTGTTGCGGGCGATCTGCCCCGCAGCAGTTGTCTCGACGACACTGACCCCATTCATGCCGCCGACTGCCGTGAGCTTGCTGGCAGGTGGGACGTACGGCTGCTTCTCAATATCTGCCTCAGCAATGTCGATCTCGTCCCGGGAGTAGCCTAAGTCACTCAGAGAACGAGAGGCCAGAGAACGCTGCACCATCTTATCATATACCGGACTGATGATGATTTCTTTTGCCCGCATGGCGGTATCGAGATCGGCAACTACATCACGGATTCCGAACTTGCGAGGATAGCGCACGGCAACCTGTGTTGTATCAAGGTTCTCCCACAAAAGTGCTAGGCGCATGATGGCTGTCTCTGCGTGCTCCATCGTGGTGGCCTTATCGGCGAGGATGGCGTTGAGCTGCTGGAACTTAATTTCCAGGGCCTGCCCGCTGAATGCTGCTGACCCTTGACGCTGGGTCGCTGATCCTTCGCCCATCTTGGCGACAGCGCGGATATCGAGCACGGCCTGTCCCCGCCAATCAAGAATACGTTGCAGGCTGGCATGCCCCGGCTCTACCCACCGGTGCCCGATGCCGTCAGTAATGTCCCGCTCCAGTACATTGCCGGTGCCCGCGATCACATCGTCGTTGCTCCTGCCAGACATGGCGTCGATAGGTACTTCCAAGAAAGGAAATGCTGTGCGCTCAATGATCTCCAGCGCAGCACTGTCCAGTCGATAGATGTGTTTGTTGATGTCGGCGATGTCGGCGAGGTCAGAGATGCCGGACATCTCGTCAAATGAATCCTTGTTCGGGATAAGCGCAAAGGGAATTATTCCCAGTGGGTTTATTCCTTCTTCGAGGAACTCTGGCGGCTGTTCGCGGCCATTGACGCCAGCGACCGACCATAGTTCCCATGAATCACGGCGCCATATACGGAACACCTCAACGGACTCGTCCAACTCTTTTTCTCTCAGTACAAGCTCAGACAACAGGGCGGGGCCAACATAATTTGTCTCGAACTTCCAGTTCACAATATGTTGCGGGGAGTATTGTGTGATGTACGGGCGCACACCAAGCTCAAGTTCTTGTGCCCGGTTTACGGCATCTGGTGCCAACGGCTTATCCACAATGACGCCCATGAACCCGAAGACACTGGCCCATTTACTTGTCTCCCGCATAACTACCGGCAGGCTGCGCCCGCGCATGTCGGCGTTGTCACTGAACGCTTCCATGGCTTTATTGGTATCGGCCCCGGCCCCGAACGCCCGCTGTGGTTTCTCCCTAAACAAATATGCTGACAGTACGTCCACAATAGGTGCGCTGTAATTAGTGTACACTGCTTCCTTGACCCTGCGGGCATAGTCGCGCTTGCCTTCCTGACTGTGCCGAATGAGGTAGTTGCCGGAAGCATACTCTGCTCCGCCGACATAACTGCGACGGTACAGCTCGTACCGGTCGTCCATGGCATTGCGGTCACTGTGACCCTTTAATACATCCTGTACGTATTCGACCGATAACGCCATATTTATCCCCCTGCGCAGAGCGCGGAAACTGCATTATACATGGTGTCCGCCGTTGTGCAACTCATCAGTACCACTGCCTCAGCGCAGCTACTTTGTTGGTGATAGGATTCTCGACCTCTATGTAATAAGTAAGTGAGTCTGCCTGATGGTCGAGACCATCATGTTTGGTGAACCCCTCGTATGTCGACATGAGCAGGGACTTAATCAGATGGGTGCAGCGCGGATCGACCACGACCATATCATTACGGAACATGTTGTTGGCTGCATTATAGCGATCCCGACGGGCAGGAGTCCGCCGGCGTGCACGTATCTGGAACGGCTCCGGGGGCCGTCGCAGCCGTTCGCCCGCCTGCTGCAAAATGGCAATGTCTGTTTGCCCGACTTGGGCAGAGGACTTACGCTGTACTCCACTTGGATCAGGATAAAAGGTAGTCAGCCTGCCGCGTGATTGCTTCCACACCTCGTCGGCCAATTCATAAGTGTCGTGCCCGCCGGACAGATGGACTTCGTTGAATACGTGCATCTTCCCTTCTTTGTCCACAAAGAACAGTACAGCACAGGCCGGATCGAAGTTGAAGTCCACCCCGGCAAAAATCTCTACTCCGGCGGGCACGCGCACGGGCCGTACGTGCTTGTCCTTATCGAACGAGCCATAGATGCGCCCGGAGCTCATGTTCACCAGTTTGCCGTGGATGTATGCGGCGGCTGTCTTGGTGTCATAAGCCGCCAGCAATGTTTTCACAAACTCAGGGGGGAGCGCCTTGTTCTCCAGCGTGCTCGCCTGATATACGCCGATATCAAAGTCCTTCTTCCGCTCCCCCTCCAGAACATCGTATGCCCAACCAGCGACACCGTCCTCCGGGGTTCCGGCCAAGAATAACTCCCGATGTTTGGCGTGCGGGTCACGGAGACGTGATAGCAATACCTCGATAACCGCGTACTTTAACTGGAACGCTTCGTCGGCATAGGCCGCCGCCAAGTTCGAGCCCTTCAAGGAGTCGGGCACATCGCCGGAGCCGATCCATATATGCCCGGTGCGTCCACGCATGTACACTTCCAGCATGGCGTCTGCCCGCGAATATGAGTATCGGATACGGCGGCCGTCCAGAAGGTTCAGGACAGTAGGGATGATCGTGCGTTTGGCCTGCCGGTAACTGGGGCTTACCAGCATCACTGGGACAGGGGAGTTGTGGAGGGCAGAGGCGATGACCCGCTTGCCGAGGATGTTCGACTTGCCCGAGCCGTAGCCTGCCAAAAAAGCCTTGATGAAGTTCTTTGATTCCCAGCAGGCACGCTGCGTGGGCCACATGCCGCCCCGCTGAACAAGCCCTGCCTCAGAAAGTACGGGATCGGCAGTGCGCCACAGGCCCATTCTTATCCTTCCTTGCGCGCGGCTTTCTCGCGGCGGTCACGAGCCATGATTGCACGGCACCCTGCCACATATTCCTTGGCGTGGACGGGACAAAAACAACTGTCCGGCTTAGCTTTCTTTCGGCATTCTTCTCCAAACAAGCCGCAGCACACACGAGCCTTCTGCTCGGTCATAGGAACTCCTCGTCAAACTCGGTCTCAGAAAGATCGACGCCGCCGCCGCCCCATTCAGCAGGGTTGCGTAGTTTCAGTATCTCCAGATATTTTCTGTAGGTGGCCCCCTCGGCCAAGTTCAAGGATAGAATCTGGTCGTAGATGTAGGAGGCTTGGGCTTTCTTCAGTAAAGTGATGGCCCAAACAAAGGGGGCCTTGCCTCGCCCGGCGTCTGCTGACCATAGGCGGTAGGTGGCTTCGCTCACACCGGCAAGTTCCAGAGCTACGCTCAACGGACTGCCCTGCTCAACGTACTCTGCCAATAGCTTCACAACCTTTGCTTCACATACAGTAAAGCACTCGGGCGTCAGCCCACTGTCTGTCGTCCACGTCCGGCAAGTGTTAGGGTTAATAGCTTTGGGTAGGGCCATGAGGCGGCACAATGCACTACCCCTTGTGGTTTAGTCAAGTTAAAATGCTGTGGGTGGGGCAAAGGAAATTTTGAAACGAGGGGTAGGAGGTTAGGGGGTGGGCTGCTGTGGGGCGCGGGGGATGGGTGAGGGATCGGGTATAACCCTTATATTTTTGGGGGTATTGGGTGGGGGTTGGGTGGCGGTGTGGATATCAACCTATACCTGGCCGTCAACCTGTCTAGTATTCGGGTTGTCGGCGGGGAAACCACCCGCCGGCAGTCGAATCTTCGCTATTGACATACTGTCAGAGCGGCCCATGATTCGGCACTAGCTACCCAAGGGCGGCGAACTAGAGACAGAGTGAGGTTACATAATGACAGACCAAATCCAGACCGCTGACGCGGGACAACAGGAAAGTACTATCATGGCGGCAAAGGGCGCTATGTTAAGCGCTATATATGCGAAGGCTGATTCAGACAAAACAGTAACCCGCATTGTTGGCGCCGCGTGGAAAGCCAGTTTAGCACTGGCCATTAACTCACCGACAACGTTCGATGCCGAAAGCAAAGCAGTAGAACAAAAAGGCGTAGACAGGCTCGTTGCGCAAGGCGTGGAGAATAAGAAGGCGCGCGACGCGGCGGGCGTACTACGCCGCCCGCGGGCCGCCCTTAAGGCTGCAATGGCCGCGGGCATTGCCTTTGACAGTACCACCGGGCGCAATGCTTTGGAAAGGGCGGTAAAGGCTGCCAAGGTCGCCGAGGCTGCCAAGGTCGCCGAGGCTGCCAAGGTCGCCGAAGCTGCCAAGGTCGCCGAAGCTGCCGGCAGTACGTTACCGGTAACGCAAGACGAACAAGCGG